AGGCTTTCCCTAAGGAGCACATATAAAGACGTACCGCCCGAATGGCTGGGAGAAACCTTCATAGAAGAGGCTGAATATTTAAAACAAATCAGCCCCAAAGCATACGAGCATGAATACGAAGGAATATCCAATTCAGACGGCGGGGCAGTTTTCCCAAATGTTACGGCAAAAGAAATAACTGACGAAGAGATTGCAGTCTTTGACAGAGTCTACATGGGAATTGACTGGGGTTGGTTTCCTGACCCATTCAGATTTCATAAGACGGCTTATCTTGCCTCGGAAAGAAAGCTCTTTATTTTCGATGAGATAAGCGGAAACAAGCTGACAAATCTTATGATTGCCCAGATGCTAAAAGAGCATGGAGTAATTGAAACGGACCGCATTACTGCAGATTCCGCAGGCGAGGGACCTAAATCAATCCGCGATTTTAAGGATATGGGCTTTTCCATGAGAAGAGCAAAAAAAGGTCCGGGGAGTGTGGAATATTCAATGAAGTGGCTTTCGTCACTTAATGAAATTGTCATTGACCCTAAGAGATGCCCTGAGGCATACAAGGAATTTTCCGAGTATGAGTATGAGCAAAATTCACAAGGAGAAGTGATAAGCGGGTATCCCGACAGGGCAAACCACTCAATTGATGCGGTGAGGTATGCACTCGAAGAAGTCTGGTCAAGACGTGGGACGTAGAAAAACGGTGTAGAACGTGCACGGCAAGGATTAAATGAAATGAGAGAAATGCAGAATTTTCAGTTTATCTTTCTGCAGAAGAAATTCGCAAAAGCGAATTTTTAGAATTTATGCTTTATGCTCACTCTGGGTTTAAAAACGTATTAAGACATGAAAGGAGGTGAAATGATTTGAAAAACAAAATTGAAAAGGCACTTTCTTTTCCTGTTTTAATGTCTGATGAGATGGTCAAATCAATTGATATATGGAAAAAAGCATACAAGGATTTGGATTCTCTATCAGACGGAGATGTAAAAAGCATGAATTTATGCTCAGCCATAGCGGCGGAGATTGCAAGGCTTGTGACCATTGAATTCCGCTCATCTGTTACAGGGAGCAAACGTGCGGATTTTATCAACAAAATTTATCAGAAGTTTTTAAAATCAATCAGAAGATACACAGAATACGCGTGCGCTTTGGGCGGTGTCATTTTTAAGCCTTATTTTGATTCAGACTCTGTTTGCGTTGAGTGTATTGGCGCTGACAGATTCTTCCCGACACGCTTTTCTCCTGACGGAGATATTATCTCGTGTGTATTTACAGAATACAAAAGGGTTAAAGATAAGCTGTATTTAAGGCTTGAGCATCACAATATGACAGATGACGGTATTGAAATCACGAACAGAGCATTTTTAGTAAACGGATTCTTTTCCTCCTTCTCAGAGGTTCCGCTTAAAAGAGTTAAAGAGTGGGAGATGCTTGATGAATTTACTTTTTTAGAGGGTATTAAAAAACCTTTGTTTTCATACTTTAAAATTCCGTTTGCAAACAATGTTGATATGTATTCTCCGCTTGGTGTGTCTGTTTATTCCCGCGCCTTAGACGTGATTTTAGAGGCTGACAGGCAGTATTCAAGGCTCTTGTGGGAATTCGAAGGCGGTGAGCTTGCAATTGATGCAAGCATTGATGCCTTAAAGCAAAACGGTAAAAATTATACTCTTCCAAAGTTAAATGAAAGGCTTTTCAGAGGCGTTGACATTGAGGTTTCAGGTGGCGACCTGTATAGTGTGTTCTCACCGCCGCTTCGTGATGATTCTCTCATTAACGGACTGGAACAGCTGCTCATAAGAATTGAGGATTTGTGCGGTTTGTCGCGAGGAGTATTTTCAAACGCCGATTTATCTGCCAAAACAGCTACAGAGCTCAAAATCATGAGACAGAAAACATACTCAACTATAAGCGATATTCAGTTTTCGTTAAAGACTGCGCTATTATCTCTTGCAGATGCAATAGATAAGCTTTTGAGTATCTACAATCTTGAACAGGGCGGCAAGTATGAAGTCAGCTTTGAATTTGATGACAGCATTATTTGTGACAGAGAGACAGAATTCAGCGAAAGAAAAGAGCTTTTAAGCCTTGGGGTAATTGCTCCGTGGGAGCTGAGAGCATGGTACCTGGGCGAAAGTGATGAGCAGGCACAAAAAAACCTTGACTCATTTAATGAACAAAAAACTTCTCCTGCATTATGAGATTTAAACTGATGCGTTATTTGGAGGGAAAATGGATTTTTTAAAAGAAGCGCTTAATGAAAAATTCACAGAGTTTGCAGATTTAATTGATGCTTATAACAGACAATACCCAGAAAAAGCAGTAAAACTAGCAAACCTCTCAGGCGGGGGATACGTCGACAAAGACAAGTATTCATCGCTTAAAGCAAAGTATGAAAAAGAGATGGGAAGGCTAAAGGAGGAAAATCAGATTTCCAAAAAGGAATTTGCCCTAGAGCTTGCCCTGAGAGAAGAAAAACCGAAAAACTTAAAAGCGGTCAAGGCTTTACTTGATTTTGATTCTATTATCTATGAAGACGGTGAGTTAATCGGTTTTAAAGAACAGATGGAGGCTGTTAAAAAAGAGAACGGCTTTCTGTTTGAGGGGAAAATGCCCCATTTTGCGCGCCCTGTTACAGGTGGAGGGGAAGAACTTACGCGCGAAGATTTTAAAAAGCTAAGCTACATGGAAAAGCTGAAGCTCAAAAAAGAATCACCTGAATTATATACAAAATTAAAATAGGAGGAATAAAAAATGGCAACATACTTAAATTATCCTTTTGATGCAGAAATTTTTACAAACACATGGGAGGCTTGTCCTGACCCTGTTAAGACCGCTTTGGTTGAAAGCGGTGCACTCGTTTTGGATGCTATGATACAGTCTCAGATTCAAAACGACGGTTATCTTTATTCTGTTCCGTTTTATAATGTTTTAAGCGGAACACCGTCAAACTATGACGGAGTGACAGACATTCAGACAGAAACAACAGGCGGAGGCATGCAGACAGGCGTTGTTTTCGGACGTTCAATGGGATTTACTTCCAAAAACTTTGCCGCTGAGCTTTCAGGTTCTGACCCAATGAGTCATATTGCTCAGTCTGTCGGCAAGTTCTGGGCAAAACAGAGACAGTCAATTTTATTGGGTATTTTAGATGCAGTGTTCTCTATAACAGGCGAAGAGGGAACCCTCGAGGGTAAGTGGGCAAAAAACCACACTCTTGATTTATCTGACGGCAATTATACTATCGGCGCAACTGACTTAAATACTTTAGCAACGGAGGCGCTTGGCGATAATAAATCAAAATTTGCTCTCTGCGTAATGCATTCAAACGTTGCAAAATCATTAGAAAATCTTGAGGTGCTTGAGTTCTGGAAATATACCGATGCGTTCGGCGTGCAGAGACCTATGTCGCTTGCATCTGCAAACGGCTATACTGTAGTAATTGATGACGGTGTTCCGTGTGTAAATGACGGAGACGGCACAAAGTATACTACATATCTTTTAGGCGAGGGCGCTCTTCGTTATGCTCCTGCTAAGCTTGATGTTCCGTGTGAGGTTTACAGAGACCCGAAAACAAACGGCGGTCAGGATACGTTATATACAAGAATACGTGAGACAATCCACCCCAACGGGTTCAGCTTCACTCCGCCTGAAGATAACTTTACAATGAGCCCTACTGACAGTCAGCTCTCTGACGGCGCTAACTGGTCACTTAAATTTGACCCGAAGGCCGTTGCGATGGCAAGACTTATCACAAACGGCTAAAAAAGGCGGTGCTTTTGTGAGTTATACCGATTATAAATTTTATAACGAGCAATATTGCGGAAACACTGTGACAGAAGATGATTTTCCTCATTATGAGAAGAGGGCTGTTTTTCAGCTTAAAAGATTTTTAGGTGCAGAGCTCTCTTTTGGCGAGATTACAGATGAAGTAAGGTATGCCGTATGCGAAATATGCGATATCCTGTGCGAGACAGATTCTCACAGCGGGATAGAGTATGAAAGAAACGACGGATACTGGGTTTCATACGAGAGCGGACTTTCTGCAAATGATAAAATAAAAAGCTGTGTTCATACATGGCTTTCAGGGAGCGGACTTTTATATCGGGGGGCGAGGTCATGAAACTTAAACTGACCTTTCCTGTGACGCTTATCCACTATGACGAGGAGGAGAAGCAAAGCTTCTCCTCCCGCTTTCCCAAAGCCAAGGTTCACGGGACAACTAAAATAGGCGATTTAGGTCACGGGAGACGCGCAGAAAACAGATACACAGTCCGTATCATGACGGATAGTGATGTTCCTGTCTCATGCGGAGATGAAATATACTGCGAGCTTTTCAAGAAAAATCTCACAGTCGTCGGCATAGCGGACAACCGCAGAGGCTCAGGAAGAATTCATCACTTTAAGCTTCTTGTAGAGTAGGTGGTAAAAAGTGATTATTGAAGGACTGAAGAAATATTTTTCAGAATATACAGGGGGCATTGAAGTAAGAAACAGCTTTCTTTCTGAAAACACACCTGATTTCGCTGTTTTTGCAGAAGGCGAAAAAACTGTGCTTAAAAAGTATATATCAGGAGATATGCTTTGCCAGTTTATTTTCAGCTTTCGTGCAAGGCTTCCATACGGAAAAAAAGATGAGGAAACAAAAAAGATAAGCATATTTTTCTCAAATCTTGCAGACTGGGTTAGAAAAAAGTCTGATGAAAATCAGTTTCCCCAGATAGGCGAAGGAAAAAGAATGCAGAATTTAGAGGCTTTGGACTCAGGCAAAATTAAAAACACAAATACTTCTGACTGTGTTTATGAGATGAAGTTTAAAGCCGTATATTATCAAGGGAGGTAGAAGATGAGGAGTCTTTATAAAAGATGCGACAAACTTGCATTTTACGGAGTAAAAAACGATGACGGCTCGGTCACATATGAAAGAATGACGGGCTTTACGGAAATTTCAACAAAAAAGCAACCTAAAGAATATAAGCGTCAGTACATTGACCAGGAATTTGAGACTACTGATGTTGTAGGATACAGTCCTGTAATTTCATATAGTTTTGACAGATTTACAGAAAATCCCGTTCATAAGGATATTGCGAGAATCACAGATGAAGAGCTTTTGGGAACAGATGCTGTAAGGAGTATTGTCATTGTTGATATGAAAACTGACAGCGGTAAAGGAAAAAGTGCGATATGCCGTGATTTTTCAGTTATTCCCGACTCAGAAGGCGGGGAGGATATAGCTTACACATATTCAGGCTCATTTAAGGCAAACAGCGCTAAAGAAATGGGCACTGCAGAAACCGGCGATGACTGGGAGACTATATCATATACTATGAATTTACCGCAATAGACGCATAAAAAATCTGCCTGAGGAGTGAGATGTTTTGGATTTTTTAACACAAAATCTGCCCGAAGGGGTAGTAATTGGAAACAGGTTTTATCCTGTGCATACAGATTTTAGAAACTGGATTAAGATAGCAGAGCTGTTAGAGAAAACGGAGTCTATAGACTATATGTGTTTAGCTGAGATTTTTTCGCTATGCTACATTGAACTGCCTGAAAACATACTTGAGGCAGTGGACGGTGTAAAAGATTTCTTCTCAGGCGGTGCGGCAGAGAGCAGAGAAAAAAGAGGTGGCATAGATAAGCAAAGGTGTTTCAGCTTTTTAAAAGATGGGTGGCTTATCTATGCTGCCTTTCTTTCTCAGTACGGCATCGACCTTTTAAAAGAAGAGATTCACTGGTATAAGTTTCTTGCTCTTTTTAAGAGTCTGAGAAATGACCATAAGCTCTTTGATGTAATCTATTACAGAACAGTGAAATTATCTGATATAAAGGATAAAGACAAACGCAGATACTTAAGCCGTATGAAAAGTATTTATGCACTTGACGATATGAAAAGCGAGGAAGAAAAGGCATCAGATACTGCATCTGCAATAGCTGAGCTGTTTTAAGCATATTTAAAGGAAGGAGGAATGTTATGTCAAACAGAATAACCTACGATGAGTTTGGCAATATGAAAATTGACGGGCAGAGTCTGTCTGTAAGACAGAATTCATACAAGGTTCCACAAAGTTTCAAGCAGGCAATCGCTGACATTGAGCTTCAATTTAAACGTGCATCAATAACTGAGGAGCAATACTATAAAAAAATGGAAGAGCTCAGGAACACATACTTAGAAAAGGGCACAAAAGAGTGGTGGAGCTACACAAATAAAATTGTTTCCTATGAGGAAAAGCTCGTAAAAGAGCAACAGAAGCTGATTGAAAAGACTTATTCTGATATTTCATCTAAAATATATAAAACGCAGGCAGAGATTTTAAAGTCCCAGGAGCAGTTTTCTAAGAAGCTGTTAAATCACACAGAGCTTTACAGCAGCGTTAAACAGACTTTTAAAGGCATAGGTGAAAACGGGTCTGATGTTATAAATTATAAGCTCAACTTAACCGATTTAGACGGCGCAAAAGAATCACTTACCAAGTACTACGATTTGCTGGAGCTTGTTAAAGAACGCGGTGAGGAGCATTTTGGAGCAGAGGGATTTAAGGAATTTTTTGAGATTTTAAGAGATTTGCCGATTGATGATGCAGCAGCATTTTCCGAGGCGCTTTTAAAGAAAAATGATGAAGGGTTTGTTGATTTCGTAGGTGACTATAAAGATATTAAGGAAATGAGCGAGCGCTTTTCAAAAAGCATATATTCAGACGATGTTAAAAGAGCAGAGGAAGAGAGCCTTGAGTATATGAAGGAAAAGCTTAGTGAAGTGGGCATGGAAATTCCTGAAGGTTTTTTTGTGAGCGGGACACTAAGTGCAGAAAAATTCAGCGAAGGGTTTGTCTCACAAATTGAAGGTGTTTTAGCCGATATTTCAAAGGGGTTTTCAGACCTCTTGCCAAAAAATGATATTTTGCTAAAGGCAACACAGCAGGCAGAGGAAAAAGGAAATATTTTTGCACCTACATATAACCTATACGGAAGCGGTGAGACGATAGCGCAAAAGTTAAGGAGCGCTCAGACTCAGGCGTTAATTGACAAGCTGAGAGGAGGGTATTGATTTTATGCATATATCATTTGAAAACGAGCAGGGAAAAATTGATTTAAACAGCACAAGGTGGAGACTCAAAGAGATTGAAGGACTCGGATTATGCGAAAAGAATGAGACCATAGTGACATATCCCGGCATTGACGGGTCCGAGCTTATTTCATCAGTGACTGAGAAAAGGACAATCATTATGTCGGGAGATATTTTGCTCATGGATAAGGCTATGAGCGAGCTTTCAAAAGCAGTCAGGATATTTAACAAAAGCGGGACACTTAAAATACAGTCAGGTCACAAAAAGCGCAAAATAAAATGCAGGTGTTCATATTTCCATGCTGAAAAAGCAGAGAAAAAAGGACATTTTCAGCCGTTTGTCATTCAGTTTACGGCAGATAATCCGTTTTTTGAGGATTTTGAAAAACAAAAAATTTCTCTCTTTTACAGGGAGGATTTAATCAAGGATTCATTTACTCTTCCATGTGAATTTTCGCGCCGAGTCTCGCGAGTTGACATTATAAATTCAGGTGACACCGACGCTATGCCTGCAGTTTACATATTGTGCGAAAAAAAAGGCGACGGAGAAGAGGTGCGTCTTACAAATCATACAACGGGAAAGAGCTTTTCGCTAAATTATACTATGTCAACGGGCGAAGAAATCTGTATTGATTTTGAAAACAGAAATATCACAAGCAATATTAAAAATGAGGCAAACAACTACGGAAATCTGCTTCCGTTTATGTCGACAGATTCTTTTTTGAGCGAATTTTTCTTAGATACGGGAGTCAACGACGTTGAGATGTTTAGCCTGGGAGCAAATTCTAAGGTGACGGCTTACTGCATATATGGAGAAAAATTCATTGAGGCGGTGATTTAATGCAAGATTTGAGAATTTATGATTTTGAGTTTAATCTGCTTGCAATTGAGACAAAAGTGATTTCGTCAAGCTGGGAGTTTTTTTTCAATGACATCGGCAAGGCTGAGATTCATATATCAAGAAACAGCGAAATTATACCCGCTCTTTTTGATAACAGATATCTCTTTATAACACAGGGCGAAAAGCAGGCAATAGTTACGGCAAAGCAGATAGGAAGAGACTGTGTTATCTACGGAAGGACTCCTGACTGGATTATATCGAGGAGAATACTGACGCCATTTAAATCCGTTTTGACAGGGAATGCAGAGACGCTCATAAGGAATTTAGTTAAAAATTATGGCTTTGGAACGGATTCATGCTTTATCTTGGGGGAAAAATCGGGCATAAGCGATGAAACTGAAATTTCCGTAAAAGATATTTCATGTCTGTCTGACGTTGTTAAGGATACTTTATCAAAATGTAACGCAGGGAGAAGGGTTTACCTTAATATCAAGAACAAAAAATGGGTTTTTGAAGTATTAAAGGAAAGAGACAATCCCTTGGTTATTTGCGAGTCTCTAAAAAATGCATACGACACAGAGTATGTTTTTGATTTGCAGAATTATTTTACAGAAGGATATTACAACAAAATAAAAGATGATGGTGAGGGAACCCAAATCAGCTCTATAGAAGAAACTGCTCAAACGGGAATGTACAAATGGCAAACACCGCTTTTGGCATCATACGCTGTAGATGCAGAAAATGAAATGCTTCGTTACAAGATAGAAGAAAATCTTAAGTTAAACACAAGAAACCTCTTATACGGAGAGGACTATAATTTGGGCGATATAGTTACAGTTTCCATTGATACAGAAAATCTTAAAAGGACAAAAAAATACAGAATTATCGGGGCAGAGCTCTGGAATGAGTCAGGTGATGAGGGACAGAGACCGATATTTGAAGAAAAGGAGGAATAAAAATTGGGTTATACAGTTAATTTTACAGAGAATCAGAGTGTTACGGCAGACGACTTAAATGCCGTAGCATACGGATTGACTGAAGACAGTACAAGTTTTTCTGATGGCAAGCTCTACGGCATAAAGGATTTAAATGCCATTTCAAAAGCAATAATAACAAAAGGAGTTTCATCGGGCTGTAACGTAAGTCTCAGAAGCGGAAGCGTATTCATTTCGCAGGGGATTGCATACTTTGACGACGGAAAGAAAATCACGATTGATACTGGCGGAATAACACTTAGCAGGGAAAGCACAACAGAGAAAAACTATGTATGGCTTTCAAATGATGATATTACGGGGCAGGTGAGTGCAAAATGCACGAAGGCATCGCCAGACGGTGACTGCGTAAAACTTGCAGAAATCAGCAAGAGCGGTGTTGTTACTCAGACGAAGGATATTGCAAAAATGAAAAATTCGTCTATGCTTCCCAACTTTTACCGAGAGCCTATTACATTTACGCTAAGTCCTTCTTCCAATTCAGATATTCTCACAGAAACGATAGACATAGGCGATGACTTTAAAAGAATGGTTGTAACGAGTAACAGAGCTTTGGTCTATCTTGACTGGGAAAGAATGGTAGGATACAGAGTAGATAGTGACGACAAACTTCAGGAATACGACTTGACGGCGGGGCCCGGAAATTTCGGAAGTATGGATAATGTAGTATTACTTCCAAGCAAACAGGGATGCTCTATCTGGTTTGTGTCGTATGAAGAAAATATCCTTACGGTTGAGACAAGAAACTCAGGGTCAGGTACCTTTACAATATATTGTATGTAGGAGGGAGAAAATGATAAATTATATCTTTGAGATTGATGTTTGCGGCGAAAGAACAAAATACTCAGACGTTTGTTTAACAAGCGGTGATATTAATGCAGCAAGATTTACCTTTGTTTTCAGAAAAGGAAAAGAGGCGTTTGACACAGAAGGACTTTCGCTTATCATTAAGGCAAAACGTGCAGACGGCATTATCATAACTGACGCAGGCAGGTGTGACGGCGAAAAACTTTATGCTGACATAAAAAACAGCATGACAGAGATAGAAGGTGAGCTTTCCTTTGAAATAGCTTTAACGGACGCCAGTGGTTCTATAGCTACTGTCAGCGAAATTATAACGTATGTAAGAGAGGGATACGGAGAGTCAAATCTAGGTGCGTATGACACCACACCTGTTTTAGCTACACTTTCTTCACGTGCACTTAGTGCTGAGCAATCAGCAACGGAAGCTCAGCAATCAGCAACGGAAGCCCAGCAATCAGCAAAGGAAGCTCAGCAATCGGCAAATGAAGCTGAGCAATCGGCAAATGAAGCTGAGCAATCGGCAAATGAAGCTGAGCAATCAGCAAATGAAGCTCAGCAATCAGCAACCGAAGCTCAGCAATCAGCAAATGAAGCTCTGCAATCGGCAAATGAAGCTCAGCAATCAGCAACCGAAGCTCAGCAATCGGCAAAAGAAGCTCAGCAATCAGCAACCGAAGCTCAGCAATCAGCAACCGAAGCTGAAAACGTGGCAAATGAAGCAAAAATTACAGCTGAGCTTGCAGAAAGCAAAATAAATATTTTTAGAGTAAGTGCCTCGCTTGTAAGCAACGGAACTGTCTCAGCGGACAAAAACTATGCGGAAATTTTAGATGCATACGAAACTCAAAAATTCATATTTGCACGCATTACCATAGAAGGCAAGACAGTTGAAACAACTGAGATTTGGCTGGGACAAAATGAAATTTATTTCAATTTGGATTTTAAAGGGGCAAATTATTGTTTGAAGTGCACGAACGATAATAAATGGTCATATTTGGAGAGTGTTCCCACCCAATCTGGCGATATCCCGACTGTTGATTCGTCAGTTGACGATACAAGCCAAAATCCTGTGCAAAATAAGGCGGTCAAGGAATATGTCGACGATTATGTCAGAATTATAAACGGAATACATTTAAGAAGCGGTACATTTGCAAATGCTATCTATTGGAATAGAGGTACTATCGATGTTCTAGATGGGATTGCAGTATCAAGCAAAGTATCAGCATATACACTTGATTATTATAAATGTAATGAGTCTGTTGTCATAACTACTTTAAGCGATGTTAAAATAAAATTATTTTTCTATTCCGCTCCTTCTTCAGACTTTTATCTGCAAAATAACCAAACTGACTGGCTCTTCGGTACTGTTAATCTATCTGAGTATATACCACAGGGAGCTAACTATTTCAGAATATCAGCTCGCTTTATGCCCGAGGGGAGCACCAACGGCGAGAATTTGTCAGGGGAAAACATTTCGCTTGTTTCTGACAATGTTAAAATGGAGAGATACTATGATGCTGCCCCTTTTACCACTCTTTTTGAGCTTGATAAAAAAATTGACGATGAAATAGGGGATATTGAAACAGCTATAGATAATATCATTGCTATTCAAAATACTTTAATAGGCGGTGATGAATAATGAGCATAGCGGAAAAAATAACTCAGGTAGCGGAAAATGAGCAGAAGGTTTATGATGCAGGCAAAGAAAAAAGAACGAGAAAGTTCTGGGAACGTGTGACAGGTAATGGTCAAAGGCGGAATTTTTCAAGATTTCTACGTAATAGCGACATGACGGGTGAAACGTTACCGAAAGATTTGTTCACAATAGAAAATGCAGGAGCGATGTTTTACAATTATTATGGAACGGCCCTGCCGGACGGTGTTGATTTATCGAACATAATCACAACCAATACCGGAAATGATTCAACGGTATCCAATATAGTAGGATATTCGCCAAACCTTGAAGAAGTATACGATATTAATATTCCTGAAGGAATATCAGATTATTACTGCTCATTTCAATATTGTCCTATGCTGAGAAAAATTGAAAAGATACGCTCACACAAAGGTACGGCTTTCACTTCAACATTTACAGGGGCCAGTAATCTGGAGGAAATCACATTTGAAGGCGTGATAGGAAAAAACATATCTTTAAAAAGCTGCACTAAATTATCACTTGAGACTCTTTCTAATTTAATAGATTGTCTGTATGATTATTCAGACTCTTCAGCAACACATACCTGCACTTTGGGTGCAGAAAATTTAGCTAAGCTGACAGATGAACAAAAGCTGGCAGTAACAACGAAAGGATGGACATTAGCATAATGGAAATTAAAACTATTGAAATAACAGAAATAAAAGCAGATGAGGGAAAGGTGCTGACAAACGGAGATACTTATTCCTCAGTCGGCGGTTCGGTTTTCCTCGGCATAAATGACAAAACTGAAAACTGGCATGAGATAACGGAGGAAGAATACAACGAAGTTATAAAACTGCAGGAAGAAACGGCAAAAATGCAGGATATATAAGGAGGCGATACAGATGAAGATATTTATTGACGCAGGGCACAACGCTTTCGGTGCCGACACAGGAGCAAGCGGAAACGGAATACGTGAGCAGGACATAACTTTTTTAATCGCGGATAAGCTGAAAAACCTTTTAGTATCGAATGGTCATGAAGTGTTTATGAGCAGAAACAGTTTAGAAGATAATGTCGGCTCGACGCTTTCTGATTCGTTAAATACTAGAGTGAATTTAGCAAACCGCTACGGCGCACAGTTTTTTATAAGTATTCACTGCAACGCATTTAACGGTGAGGCAAACGGAACTGAGACGCTCGTTTACTCATTTGATTCAGAGGCAGGCGAGTATGCAAAAAGAATACAAAAGGCAATTACACAAAAGCTTGGCACAAAGTCAAGGGGCGTAAAAGAGAGAAAGGATTTAGCAGTTTTAAAAAAGACTTTGATGCCTGCAGTTTTGGTTGAGACTGCTTTTATTGACAATCAACATGATGCGATGCTGTTAAAAGAAAGGCAATCTGGCTTTGCAGAGGCTATATTTGAGGGCATAACGGGAAGTGAATACACATCAGAGACATACAATCTGGTATCAGAATTTTCCGAGAGGGGAATTATAACAGACAAAGAGCTCTGGCGCTCAAAATTTGAAGAGGACAAAAACGTATATTTTCTGGCGAAAAAGACGATGGACTACATGAAAAGAGGTGGAATGTGATGAGTACGGCAGTAACATATCTGAAAGTGATTTCAGGTGTATTTTGCGGTGCAGTGACATTTATCTGGGGAGGAATGGATACAATTTTTACGATTTTCCTTTGTCTCATGGTACTTGATTACATAACGGGAGTGATGAGCGCCGTAAAGACAAAAAGCCTTTCAAGCGAGACAGGATTTTACGGATTATTGAAAAAAATAGGCATGCTTTCCATTGTCGCACTTGCACATTTTATCGGAGATTACAGCAACATGCCTGATATAAGGTCGATTGTTATAGGATTTTATATAGCAAACGAGGGGATAAGCATTTTAGAAAATTCGGCACGTCTCGGCGTGCCTTTGCCTGAAAAAATTGTAACCATTTTAAAACAATTGAACACAAAGGTATAACAAAAGTACAATTCGGGAGGATAAACATGACACTTGACTATTTTTACAGCGACTTGCGAAGCAAGGAAAATTTTATAATGATGCCAAAGGAGCTTTTCTCTGACGAAAGATTTTCTTCTCTTTCAATAGAGGCAAAGAGTCTTTACTGCATGATGCTCGACAGAATGGCGCTTTCTGCAAAAAACGGACTCAAAGATGAACAAAACCGCATCTACATAATCTTCACCTTGAAAGAGGCTATGGAGCTTTTGAAAGTGGGAAAAACCAAGTGCATACGTATTTTTGCAGAGCTTGACGATGAGACAGGCACAGGTCTTATCGAAAGAGTAAAACGCGGTCAGGGCAAGGCTGCATATATTTATGTCAAAAATGCTTTTCCTCCCGAAGATAATTCAAAATCAGGTAAGGTCTCAAATGCAGACGTCAAGAAGTCTCAAAATGAAACCTCCAGAGGTTTAAAAAATGAACCTCTAGAGGTTTCAAAATCAGACCATAATAATACTGATATAAATAAGACTGAAAAAAATAAAACTGATTTTAGTAATTATCATATCAATTCATATCTGTCAGAAAACTTAAGCAATTTAAAAAAAGCTGATGAAACGATAAGAAGAGAAAAGATGTCACTTGTTATAAAAAATAATATTGAATTTGATATTTTAAAGGAGCGCTACAGCGAGCAGAAACTCGGCATGATAGTTGATATCATGACTGAATGTGCAATGAATGAAAACGATTTTTTAATAATAGGCGCAAAGAAAGTGCCCTCGTATTTGGTTAAACAGCGCATGCTCTCGCTTGATTCTTCGCATATTGAATATGTATTAGACTGCATGGCAAGAAACAAAACTCTGATAAGAAACATAAAAAGCTACCTGATTTCGTCGCTTTACAACGCATATCAGACTATAGATTTTTACTATGAGATGATGGTAAACCATGACCTGTATGGAGAAGAGAAACGACGATTTTGAATTTGGTTCAGGTTTGAATTTCAAAAAATATGGCTTTGATACAAAAATGAGAGAATAAAATTAGTTTTTTTGCAATTTTTTTAATATTTTTATTCAAAAAACACTTGACAGAAGATAAATAATGTTATAAAATATACTCAAGCTAAATAACGAGACGAAACAGAAACGTCTGCGTGGTATGAATTGAGTATATCACAGCAGGCGTTTTTGTATATAAAAAAATAAACATATTCTAAAAAGTTTCCTCATACAATGTACAAACTGAAAAAACTATATACATGGAGGAAACGCGATGAGTGAATATAATGTTTACAAGGATATTGCAGAAAGGACAGGCGGAGAAATATATATAGGTGTTGTAGGCCCTGTGAGAACGGGAAAATCCACCTTTATTAAAAAGTTTATGGACTCGCTTGTAATTCCCAATATCGAAAACGGATACGCAAAAGAGAAGGCAAAAGATGAGCTTCCCATAAGCGGGAACGGAAAAACAATTATGACAACTGAGCCTAAGTTTATACCTGATGAGGCGGTCAGCATCTCACTCGGCGACAGCTCAAAAATGAAGGTCAAAATGATTGATTGCGTAGGATATATTGTAGACAGCGCGCTCGGTCACACAGAAGATGATGCACCGAGAATGGTTATGACTCCTTGGTCTGATAAACCGATGGAGTTTGCGCTTGCAGCTGAAACAGGCACAAAAAAGGTTATATGCGACCACTCGACAATTGGACTTGTAGTCACGACAGACGGAAGCTTTACGGATATTAAAAGAGAAGATTACATTGATGCCGAAAAGAAGGTTATCTCTGAGCTTAAAGAGATAAATAAGCCGTTTGTCATAATGCTTAATACAAAATATCCAAAAGAAAAGGAAACAGAAAATCTAAGGGCATTTTTAGAGAATGAATACTCTGTTCCTGTTATCGCTACAGACTGTGCATCTGTCACAAAAGAGGAAATCAATGATATTATGAAAAAAGTTCTGTATCAGTTCCCTCTGCTTTCTGTAAACATAAATCTTCCATCGTGGATTTCGTCACTTCCGTCAGGCCACAGAGTGAAAACAGGTATCTATGACTATGTTTTAAATCTCTCAGACGGACTCAAAACAATAAATGACACCAAGGATTTTATAAATAAGCTGTCAGATCATGAATATATTGAGGAGACGGCTTTCAAAGAAATTGATTTAGGCAAGGGAACTGCCGTAATTGATATAACTGTTAATAGAAATCTCTATTATGAAATAGTCAAAGAGCTTTCAGGCTTTGATATAGAAAGCGATGATAAGCTTTTATCTCTGCTTGAAGAGATGTCTTTAATTAAGTCAAAATATGAAAAGATTAAAGATGCGCTCTCTGAGGTAAACTGCAAAGGATACGGAATTGTCACTCCGTCTATTGACGAGCTGTCTTTAGAAGAGCCTGAAATTGTGAAACAGGGCGGAAGATACGGTGTGCGTCTCAGGGCATCTGCACCGAGTATACATATGATTCGTGCCGACATCGAAACAGAGGTTTCACCAATCGTCGGAACAGAAAAGCAGTCAGAAGATTTGGTTCGCTATCTTTTATCTGAGTTTGAGACAGACCCGAAAAAAATATGGGAGTCAAATATTTTCGGCAAAAGCTTACATGAGCTTGTAAATGAAGGCTTAAAGACAAAGCTAAACCATATGCCGGACGATGCTCAAATTAAGCTTCAGGAGACACTTTCACGCATTATTAATGAGGGTAGCGGCGGACTTATCTGCATAATACTCTAGGGGATGTAAAAAAAGCCCAGACCGCAAAAAGAAAATGAAAATGGGAAATAGGAAGTTAAGAAACATCAGGATTTTTGTCTTTGGTGCAAAAATCTCATTTTATTCGATTTTTCTAAAATTAAAGTCTTTTTGCTAGGAACAAACCTCGCCTCTCGGCGTACCCTCGTACGCCTTCGGGTTCCCCAAAGCAGAGCTTTGGCTCAGTTTGTCCATTCTGAATCTTTTTTTCCTATCCCCATCGGGGATGTAAAAAAAACCCAGACCGCAAAAAGAAAGAAAAAAGGGATGCAGAAAGTTAAAAAACATCAGGATTTTTGTCTGAAGAAAAAAGGGATGCAGAAAGCAGTTTTCGCATCCCTTTGGTTTTTTTATTATTCATCTAAGCTCATCTGCGTCGGCTTATTTATGCCGAAATGTTCGTATGCCCTAACAGTTGCCATTCTGCCCCTTGGTGTTCTGTTTAAGAAACCGAGCTGGAGGAGGTATGGCTCATATACATCTTCTATTGTGTTTGCATCCTCGCCGATAGAGGCGGCAAGTGTCTCAAGTCCTACAGGTCCTCCGCCGAAATTTTCTATAATAAACATCATCATTTTTCTGTCTATCATGTCAAGTCCGACTTTGTCAATTTCCATTGTTGAAAGCGCAAGGTCAGCAATTTCCTTTGTTATTTCACCGCTTCCCTTTACCTGAGCAAAATCACGCACACGGCGGAGAAGTCTGTTTGCAATTCTCGGCGTTCCGCGCGAGCGAGACGCAATTTCCATTGAGCCTGATGCATCAATTTTTGTATTTAAAATGTTAGCAGAGCGGCGGATGATTTCATCAAGCTCAAAAGGAGAATATAGCTCCAGGCGGCTGATAACACCGAATCTGTCACGCAGAGGCGCAGTTAAAAGCCCCGTTCTTGTTGTTGCGCCGATTAATGTAAACCGCGGAAGGTCTAAGCGCACAGAATGAGCGCCGGGCCCTTTTCCTAAAATTATATCCAGCGAGAAATCTTCCATTGCGGGATAGAGTATTTCCTCTACGCTTCTGCTCAAGCGATGGATTTCGTCAATGAAAAGAATGTCTCCCTGAGATAAACTTGTAAGGATTGCCGCAAGGTCTCCCGCACGTTCGATTGAAGGCCCTGACGTTATTCTGATATTTGAGCCCATCTCATTTGCGATGATGCCTGCAAGTGTCGTTTTTCCAAGCCCCGGAGGGCCGTATAGGAGAACGTGGTCAAGCGCCTCGCTCCTTGAAAGAGCCGCATCAATATAGACCTTCATATTTTCTTTGACTTTAGTTTGTCCAATATATTCAGAGAGT